GCTGGCCGAGCGCGGCAGGTACGGCAGCCCCCAGTCGGTGTTGATAACCGCCTTGAGGGTTTCTTCGCTGCCGGTAGCCTCATACTCCTGCTCAGCCGTAAGCAGTTTGTACACCAGCTGCGCCCATGTCTGGTACGCGGCTGCGGGCCCCTCCATCCAGAACGACGCTATGCGCGAGCGTCGCGGCTCACCGGAAATCTTGCCGTCCCGGTCAATACTCTGACCTTCACGCAACCAGACACCCACCCCGTTAAGCTCGCGCTTTTTATCTGCGGTGATAATGGTGCTGCAATGCGGACAAAGCAGATGAGCCGACTCACTGGCTTTTACCGGATCAGGTTCATCACGGTATCCGGTCATCGCCTCCATCGCAGGCTGAAAATATTCACCACAATGCGGGCACGGCCAGTACCAGCGACGGCGATCTCCACGGTTGTACAGCGAAAGCGCGCCTGTCGTTGGTGGTGCTTCATGGGGAGATTTTCGGCGCCATTTGCTGTCGCGAATGTCCCGGCCTGGCGAACACTCCACAAGAGTCATCCCGGCGGACATAAAAGTGGTGGTACGCTTGGACGCCAGGGTAAAACCGTCACCCTCGCCATCGATGTCCTCAGGGAAGCGGTCATAATCGGTGAGCGCTACACATTTGAAATCTGACGAGGACATGATGTTGATGGAAGGCCAGCCAATCTTGAGATAGTTGCCCGCCAGAAAAGTACGATCATGCACGTTGTTGTCGTTTCGCAACGGGCTCAGGCGTTTCGCCACTTCAGGACTGACACGAAACGTTCTCGCCAGACGTTTTTTAGAGTGCTCACGCGCTTTCTCTTCGGTCATCTGAACGACGAGCATATCGGACGGGTCACAGACAATGTTGTATACAACCCAGCCATCCACCAGGCCGATCGTTTTCCCCGTTCGTGCCGGTCCAACAAACACCACCGCATCGTATTCACGCATCGCGAGGCAGTTCATCGGCTCTATGACATACGGAGCGACAGCAGGGTCCCACGGTACCGAGTTACCGGCTCCCATAGGTACGCGCATAAATTTTTGAACCGCCTCAGCCACAGGCATACGGCGCGGGGCTTTGAGAATGGCGGAAGCGTTACGCCTGACTTCCGCTGCCGTGGCCTGTCGCATGATTTACTCCTCTTCTGGCATTTCCTCCTGTTCTGGTGAGTCGGCCTGCTCAACTTTGAGGGCTATCTGGTCGCGCAGATCGTCAATAACCTGCTGCACCCTGACAACTGCGGAAGGGGTCATGGCGCAGTCTCGTTCAAGGATGTCGGGTAACGTCTCCAGCACCTGAACCATTGCTTTTGCCATGGAGGAAAATTCTCTGGTGACTTCTGACGCCGGGATCAGCTCCCCTGTTTCCTGCTGAAACTTGAGCCTTTCACGCTCCGACTGAAACCAGGCTTTACGATCGGGGGGAAGCATTTTGTCGACGTCCACCAGCTCCGACGGTGTGGTACTCGTCAGCAACTCCCTGAGGATATCGGTGATGGCATAAAGCTTAAGTTTTGGATTGCTGCCCGGTGCCGGCTGAACATTTGCAAGCTTGCTCGCGACCGTCTGGCGGTGCAGATCGGTAATGGCTGCCAGCTGCGTGATATTCAGCCGGAAATTTTTCAGTTCGTTATCCATGATGGTGAACAAAAAATAGTCATTTCGACATCCTGAAAATGCTCAGGACTGAAATATCAAGAGGTTAAACAGATGATGATGAAACCCATAAAATGCAAAAAACTAGCCGTTTCCCGCGTGTCCTCGCCCCCTCGGTGTTCAGTATCGCCAGGAGTACCTTTTAAAACGAGAATCATTCTCTCATTTATTAGTGCCACATCGGGATATTGACGGCCATATCCACGTGGGGGGATAAAGCTGATATATTCGTTGGCTATCAAGAAGAAATAAACCGCCTGTAGGCGGTTAAATTTTGTTAAATGCAATACACTGTATCCACAGGTTTTCTCGTAGACTTTGTTTTTCAGCCATTAATGACTCAAAAATTTCATTAGGTTTTTTCCCGCTATCGCAAGCGTATACTTCGCCATAGGAATACTCAGGTAGATGTTCCCAAGTTACAGCATCGAAAGCGTTCCATGAAAAAAACCAATAATTTTGCTCAACCATCACTCCACCTATAGAATCTTGTTGTGCATTATCAACGATGTTTCACCAATACTCTTTATATGCGAGAGGTAAGTATATTCAAAACATCCTCTTGTGAAATGGTTACAGTTGGTTGGTCTTCTCGAAAACGGTTGAGCACCTCATCCGCAATATCATTAATAAAAGTCTCATACTTTTTGATTAGTGCCTCAGTTCTATCAACAAGTGATTCCCATTCTTCGGTAAACGATAGGCGGACTGAAGGATCGAGTGATCTGTAGTAGTATCTGAATAACTCTGAGGCAATAAAAAAATCCGGCCACGCTCCTTGGTAATTGTTAACGAGATCATTAAAGATCTGGTTATTAAAATTACCACATACAAGACTTTCGGCTTTTGCTCCACCGAGTAAGTTGATAATACGATTCCCAAGATGACAATTGATCTGGGAAAGGTTAAGGAAATCTGGATGTGGCACGCGCTCGCAGTATGAGTCCCCTACATCATGGGTAGCTATTACCAGGTCTTGACTTGCTCTTTCAAGTATCCACCCTGTGATCCAATGTCCTGCTTCATGCTTAGCGTTGTTAGCAGCTTTTGCTCTTCTCATAACTCCACCGAGGCCAAATCGAAAAAACAATAATAGCATTTTGAATCAGTTCGTTGACCAGGAAAACATACCCATGTCATCTGATTATTATTCTTTCTTGCACTTTGCCTGCCATGCTTTATGTAAGAACGTTAAATAGATCACTTTCTATCCTGTTCGATTTGACGAATACCAGCGAAATTGTTGTTGCCCTTTTCAATAACGGCCAGCAGCGGCTTAATCCAAAGCACAGCCTGGCAGTATGTTAATGAGCTGGTGGCAGCGGTACGATCATCGGCTGCGTTAGGTCCGTTGGTATTGGCGTGCATTGCGCTGGAACGTAAACGGTGCGCGTATTCGAGCAGCCCACCAGCAATGTCATCAGGAACAGGCAGATCACAGGTTTTTTCACGGCGGAGAATCTCCCGGTATTCGATTATGGTTTCTTCGGTGCTGGTGTCGATCAGGGAGTTGAGCCTGTTGGCTTGTTCTGCGACCTGATTGAATCGATTGAAGTTGAATGCCTGGGTGGCTATCGCCTGCCTCTGCAAAGAGTTGTCGCTTCGCAGAACGTCGTTATCGCTCTGAAGGCTACTAGCGTTTGAGCAACTCTTAATGAGCGCGACCGAAAGACCAGCAATAACGACAACGCCGACTAGACCCGTATTAATTTTCATTGGTCCAGCCCCCAGCACGCCAGCGCGCTTTCCTGATCGCGCCGCTCGACCTGCCCATAACAGCCATTCTTCTGGCCTTTAGTCAGGCGGCAATCACGTCCACCGTCCTTAATCCACCAGCGGATTGCCTCGCATGCACCTATGCGGTCACCTGCATTGATGCGCCTGTAGAAGGTCGAAGGGAAGCATTTACCCGGACCTATGTTGTACGGGCAGAAGGATGCGATACCTACCTTCTGCGGCTCTGTCAGAGGCACTTTGATATTGCGATCAACCCAGGCTAATGCCTTATCGCGTTCAATAGCGTTAACCTTGCGGCATTGTTCTTCTGTGGCTGTCATGCCTTTAACAACGCGCCTGCCATCGATGACAGTCACGCCGTGACATAAAGACCAGACCCCACCCGGATCAATAACGGCCACCAGCGCATTGCCTTCTTTCTCGCTGATGAACTGGTCGAAAATGATTGGTGCAGATGCCCCTGACGCGATTAGCGCCAACACTGCTGCGCTGAGTTTTGATTTATTCGACATTATTCACCTCGCGCAGCTTTGCGGCGGTCCGCCTTTATTTGGAAATACAGGCTCGTCAACCACGTCAGCAAACCAAACATGAGGCTACCTAGTACACCAATTGCCGCCCATTGTGAGGGGGAAACTTTATCGAGAAGCTGAAGCAACCAGTATCCGGTTCCCCCTCCAGATGCGCCGTATGCAATACCCGTTGTGATTTTTTCCATTCGATTCATGCTCTCACCTCGCGTTGTTAGCGGGTGCTGTTTGTTTGAAAAAGTTCAGACTCTCGGGACGATTTAACAAAAAGGCATGTAGAGGATGATTCCCGTGGTCCTAAAAAAGAAAAGGCCTCGCAAAAGCGAAGCCTTTTCATGATATGGAGTGTGTTATTCAGAGTAAGGTTTGCATGAAAATCTTATTGCGCCTTTTTTCTGGCTATAGATGGTGAGCATTACTGGAACGCTATCCGGTTGAATAAATAATGCATACTTTTCGCCATTAGATAGCCGGCCAAACATTAACGTATTCTTACCTTCTGAATCATCAAAGCTGTCAACATAACGGAATACAGCACCATTGATAGTAACTATCTGAGATGGTCCATCCATCAATGTAGAAATTTTAGTGCCAACCTTTGTGCTGCACTCTAATCTAACTAATGGATTAACTTTTTGAGCGGAAGGGTCTATCGAACCACCATGCTTTCCAGACTGAGCTGCATATTTTTCCTTCGCTTCTGCAATACGATCATCTAAAGTTTTTTGTACACACCCACTAACAGAGAGCACCACAAAGAACACAAATAACACTCTATAAATCACAAAAAATCACCAAATGACAATTAAATAGATATTTTTCCATATCTTATTGAATTTAACCAGAGTTGATACGAACAATTCAGTTCAAGACCCTCGCGTATGGACCGGGTTATGTGGTGCAGTGCCTTTACTCACAAGCACTCTGAATGGATTGCATAAACGAAAAAGCCCCGGCTGAATGCCGAGGCTTAAAGTGACTAGCCTGACCTCGCGGATATTTCCAACTTACCGCCGTCCATTGGCGACGAGGCAAGTGGCGCGGGATGTTATAGATAACAGTTAATTGAAAATTAGCTATCAGTGCTCAAAGTGGTGCTGGTAGCGGTCCACTGATTACTTCTGCTTCGCCGTTATCGCAAATATCATCGCCTCGCGTCAGATGCCAGACACCAGTTATTGTCTGGCCCGTTTCAAGGTCCTCAGTGATACCGTCGGTGTAGTAAGCTACCTGCACTATGCCGTTGTGCTGTATCCAGTAGAAACCTTCTTTCATTGCTATCTCCTCAGTGTGAGGATTTGATTATATGGCAGCAGTGTAGGTGATGGTTTTAGAAATACTAAATCGTTAATTAAGTAATTTTCTGGTCCGCCATCGAGGATTCGAACCCTGAACAACAAATGTAAAAGCGCCGAGCTCTTTCCAGTTGAGCGAATGGCGGCAAAAAAAGACCAGCAATGAGCTGCTGGTCATGGGTCATGCAGTTGTCTCTGCGAAGCGGGTGTATCCCCGCCCAGTGTTTTCAGTATCGAGAGCATTATCATATGCCTATAGAAAGATAGATTCTTTGATGAAACAAACGCCAAATGATTTGTGCCTCCCGATTTTTTTAAGAAAACTCTTAGTGCCATCGTAAACACAAACTCATTCTAGGTTGAGCTGGTTGCGCAAAAGGTAGGCCATAACGCAAAAAGACTGGGCAGCCTAAAGATAAGGAAATTAAAGTTGTGGTGCCGGGTGCCTCCCGGTGACTCTGCGCTAGACCACAGAACCGCGTTCCATAAACCCGACTGGTTTTGCCTAGCCGCCCCACCGCTTAGGGGGATTCACCACGCGACGACTCTACGTGGCATGGTGCTTAAAAGATACATTTAATTTACTATTTACATAGAAACAAAAAACCCCGCCGTAGCGAGGTTCAGAATTTTTAACTATGGATACATAAACCCCATCGTTAGAGCAAAATTACCACAGATTCGGGAAAAGTAAATAGCTCACGATAAATTCACGCCCTATTTTGTTATCTGCTTGAGCTGTGCATCAGCCCATGCCTCTTCGATGTTAAACTTGGTTATGAGCTGATCGTAAAATGGCTTAACAGACTTCTTCCAGGTATCGAGGCTGATTGCATCCGTTACCTGGCACACCGCAGCATAAGCCTTAGTTGAGGGGATACGCTCATATCCACGTCCGCCGCAGCGCTTGCAATCATTTAAAACCGGAACGCCCTGCCGTTCTGTAAGAGCCTGATTAATGGCTTTCCCGCGACCATTACAATCTCTACAGGCGCAACTTACTACCTTCCTACCCTTACACTGAGGGCACAGAACGCGCGCTATCTCCCTGACCTGTCTGCGAATCTCAAACTCAGAAGGTCGAACATCTTTGACGCCCATGAGCAAAGACATCTTCACAAACTTCTTCTCTTTTGCCGGAGTGTGAGACTTCGTGCTGAAAACCTCCGCATCAACAAACCCTTCCCCATTGCAGCCATCGCACTGCTTCACGCTGGCGGCGCTGCGGGAATAGTCCTCGAACGCGATGGTGGCCAGCTGGTGCATTACCATTGGTTTAATCTCTACATCAAGCTTCTGTAATGCCGCAACCCGGTCACATTTGGTCAGCGCGTACTGGGCCAACAATTCGATCGCCCTCTCCCGGTCATTATTGCTGATCCCCATCTTCCCGAGAAAAGCGCTATAACCCATGGCGGCCCGTTCCTGCGTCATGCCCATAGCGGCCAAAATATCCGTTCCGGTTAATGAGTCTGACGCAGTAGCACGCGGAGTGACGCTAATCATTGTCGATTTGGCGAAGTGATATTTGAGGGTATTTTCAAGATTCATGCGGTCTCCAGCTCAGTAATGGTGAGTTCTAATTTCCCGCCCTTAACAACAGGCATCTTCACAACTCGATAGTCGACTACCTGGCAGTCATCCAGCCAGAATCCCGCCTTGGTTAAAGCGTCGAATGCAGCTTTTTGCAGGTTATCCAGATCGCGGCGCCGGCGGTCGGGCATGTGACATTCAATTCGGATTTTGAGTGGTGCAGCCGTTCGGATGTTTAGCCTGGCGCTTTGAATGACACTGGCCACGGCATAGCGGTACGCGACGCCATCAGCGCTAATGTGTGTACGCCCCCGGTTGTGCCGGTAATACCGGTTGTTACTCGGTGGCCAGGGCAAAGTGATTTGGTATGTCTTCACGTTCACCCCCACATCCGGTTTCGCCAGCGGCTGTCCGGGCGCGCTGGTGTGTTAGATGTCGGAAGGAAAGCACTGACAGTCCAGGTCACGTAATCCTGGTTAAGGCTGCGCTCTACTCGCACGCCGCGCGATTTGTAACGCTTAACCAGCTCGTCGGCCTGCTGGGTTGTGCAATCGGTATGATGGAACCAGGTCTTCTTCATTCCCGTCACCCCGCGAAGCCAAGCAGCTGAGAGGCGACATTTTCTGCCTCATCACGACTGCGGAATGAACGGGACAGGACCCAGCGCCAGAGGACATCGAGCGCGGATTTATAGAGCTGCTGGAAATCGATTTCGTCCATGTTCGCGAATGAGATGCTGTGAGGATGCTTTTTAAGTGTTCCGTCAGGTAGCTGAATGGCATCAAAGTGCCCTGCCTCGACGATCACCCAGGCGCGGTAAGCATCAAAGGATTTGCACAGGCTAATGCCATTCGTGACACGCCGGTAAGCAACCTGTTCCAGATACTGCTCAGCAGCATCGATCAGCGCCCCTTCATTCCCACCATAAGAAGCGAGGAACTTGGCGTACCCGGTGATCAGCTTCCGCTCGTTACTCGAGATAGCTCCGCCGGCTGGTTCCCAGTATTCAAAACCTAGATTGAGAAGCGCGAAAAAGCGCCGGTGAAAAGCCGGGTTTCGTACCCACCTGAACTCGGCAACAAGAACATCGCCGAGCCGGGTTTTAGATTGTAGAATATCGCTGGTCTCGGGCGTAGCCGGGATCAGTATTCCTGAATGGTGTTTGATAAGCTGTAATTCTAGCGCCATGGTTCTCTCCGTGGCGCATCAGGTATAGGTTGTTCAGGCCTATGAAAGAATAATATCAGACGGTGGTGTAACTCGGTACCCCAGTCTTTCTGCAAACTGCATAAACCCGTTGAGAGTGAATATTTCTTCTTCTTCGAGTAACGGTCGTAATGAAACTATTCCATTTACTCGATAAACCAGATATCTCCCTTCCGCGGAGAAGCTATAGATAACTGCTTTATCGGCCCTTCTGACCACGTCGTACCATTGATCATCTGCATTAAAGGCATCTGCACTACACACTATTTCCCCCAGAGCGACTTATTGACGCGGTAAACAGTAATCGGGAACAGCCAGGGGAACGCAAACAGCGATACTCTTTGAAACTGCTCCAGTCAAATTCACGCGATTAATAAAAACACTCGTCCGCGCTTTCCCAGGTCTTCTGCACGATATTTTCGACCTCTTTATTGTCACCTCCAAAAACAGTCAGCCCATCATTGCTGGCACGCTTGATCGTTAGCTGGCAATCATCGAACTGCTTACTGAGTCTTTTATACTGTTCTGACTCAAGTGCAGGTATAGCTCCATAAGGAAGTTTCTTCATGCGATCAATGGTTAACACGATTTTCATTTTTCCCTCCGCAATGAATTACTGTATGTATATACAGCTAATTTATAAACGTATCTCACGGATTTTGCAACGCTTTAAGAGTAGAAATGCAAACCTGAGGTCTAAACAAAGGGCCTAAAAGAGCATAGGCTGGCTTTGATTCCCGCTCAAAAGCTCTGTACGGCCCTTTCACTGAAAATCATGCATGTCGGTTGATCTCTGAATCATTAATACTAATATCGTTCAAGGCTATGAAGGAGAGCTATGGAGGAAAGATGTTGGGCTGTAAATTACTAATTGGCTTTCTTTTTGTCGCAATCGTTGGGTTAGCACTGTTCGGTTTCGTTTTTTCACTCCAGCAGTTGACGTAAAAAGTACGCTCATACTCTGTTGCATTCCATGCACGAAACGTAAGAAACCCGCTCAGGGCGGGTTTCTTGTTACTTTCACTTATCTGCTCAGGCTTGTACCGTCATCGCTGTCGTAAGTGTTCAGGTCACTCTCAGGTATTACAGCGCAATAACGTTAGCAGCTGCCGGACCTTTGGCTCCATTCTCAATCGAGAACTCAACCTTTTGGCCTTCATCCAACGTTTTATAATCATTACTCTGAATAGCAGAAAAATGTACAAAAACATCTTTGCTACCATCAGTTGGGCTAATAAAACCGAAGCCTTTTTCAGAGTTAAACCATTTTACTAAACCAGTCATTTTATTTGACATAGATACGTCCTTTAATTTTCTTGAGCCACAACTTGTGGCGAACATGGCCTGATTGCAAATGAGGACTTACTGGGCAATTTGGAGAAGGCTCATGCAGAAGAGTATCTAAGGATAACACTTGAAATGAGGACTGCTTTACTAAAACTGCTTTCATAAGGTCTGTATGCCAAACCGAGGACACATAGTGAACCCTTATGAGACATTAAGCAAGATTAGATTTGTCAGCGATTTACTGAGGAAATTTACAATTCAACGATGTTTTAAATTTGCCTGAGAAGAGTACCAAATTCACGCGCTACTCTTTCTGTCTGGAGAAATGCCGTACCCTGTCATCCCTATTCAATTTATACTTCAATCTTAAGAAAAACCGCTAACGATGACGCATATAGTGTTTGTCTTTCTTATTAAAATCATTCCAGCTTTTGATTTGCTCTAGCTTTAAGCCCTTTTCCATCATTACCACCAATAAAATTCTGTAGCTTAGAAAATTTAGATTTCGACAAATATCATTGAAGAATAAGAAGTAAGCCTTCAAATCATCATAAGGTCAGCATTTTAGGGGATCAGGCCTTCATCCCCTTCCCCCTTGCAAGGTTAATTTTATCAAAACATTCCCTCAATGCTTTCAATTGATCCGGAGAGAGAGCAGATTCATCGATGTTGGTCAGCAGAGCGTTGAGGGAGCGCTCAATATCGTTTTTAGTCAATCGTAAACAGATAACCTTAACCCAACGTGGCGAGAACTTGCTGAGGCCGATTGCTCTTGTGATGCGCAGTTTCATGAGATGCCTCTTTACAGCCAGTGGTGGCGATTTCAAACTCGGTTATAGCACACGTGGAGAAGACTTATATGTTTATTTCGCCTTGAAAATTCTTAGGATCGTTTAGCCTGACGGCAATGAGGCTTTCAGTAAACATCTAGGTTGGTTTTCCAGCATGTCACAAAAGCGCCTCGTCATTACCCGAAGCGGCTTATCACGTGGAGGTAGTTTTTACGGTCATACACAGGCTGGAATGTCAGCTTTGTGCCAGAAGCGGACGTTAAACTGACATCAGACAACGCGACTCCAGCCTGGATATCAATATCATTTGATTTTACAAGATATATTGGAATCTTTTTCAGATAATAAAAGATTCCACCTCTTAGATATGTTTTCTTGCAGGCTGCTTCTTACACTCTAATAAAGCTATTACAATTTTGTCAGCTGCTGCTTAATTTCTGTAATTCTTGGCAGGTGTTCGAGAGAGTATTGAATACCTTTAGGCTTGTGTTCCAGTAATTTTTCTAAGTCGCGGGTGATATGGCCGTTATATTTTGGACTGGTGAGTAATTTAAGCAAATTTTTTAAGTGTGCTTCTGTGTGCAGTTGGTTTTGTTCGCGTAAAATACCGAGGTATTTTTCTGCCCATTCGTCTTTGTCGATGTAACGGTGTTGCACATCGAAGCCAAAAATTTCGCTATATATTTGTGCAAGCCCTGCCATATCAATTAATTCATCACCGGTCAAGGTATATGATTTTCCAATATGGCCTTCCACATTATTAATAATGTTTGCCACAGCTTCGGCTAAATCATAGGCGGTAATAATAGCTATTTTTTCTTCTTTAAAAGGCGCTTCGAACACATGTTTCTGTACCACCGTTCCCAGGGAAAACCAACTGAAAATAGGGTTTTCAACAAACACACTGGCGTGAATATTCACGTGAGGAAGTCCAGACCATTCCAGTGCACGTTCACTGACCCAATGCGCTCGCTGCTGTGGTGACCAGTCGCTGACGCCGCCGCCGATGTAACGAGTACGAGCGGCTGGATCCTGAACCATAACGTCGTAGCCCATAAAACTTTGTTCATATTCGGATAGGTTAATCAGCGCCTTAATCTTTCTTTGCTTACGGCATGCTTCCATCAAAATGATATAAGCGTCAGAATAATAGGGGCTTAGGCTCATACTGAAATAGACTATATCCACGCCTTCCAGGGCTTTGGCTACATCGTGTAAGTTTAGCAGATCGCCTTTGATGACTTCTGCGCCTAACGCTTCGATTTCTGTATCTTTTTTATTGGTCGGACGCATAAAAGCACGAACGTCGTGGCCTTTTGCCACCAAATTTTTAATAATCAAATCGCTCACCGAACCAACTGCTCCGCCTGCGCCAGTAATCAAGATTTTATTGCTCATTTTTATATCCTCTTCAACAGGTTGTCATCTTTACTTTTGTTGCTCTCATTATAGGAGTGACTAAAATGTAACTCCAATTATCGGAGTTAGTCAAGCTCCAATTATTAGAGTTATCCAGGCGAATTTGCTATCATCCAGCACAACAGGATTTGTGAAAGGAAAAAACTATGAGATCAAATGACTTTAGTAATATGGCCTGTCCCGTTGCCGACATACTTAGCGTACTCGGCGACAAATGGACGGGTTTACTGTTGCGTGATTTAATGCTTGGCAAAAATCGTTACAATGATTTGCAAAAATCCAGCAACATCACTAACTCCACTCTTTCCGACCGCTTAAAAAATCTTGAACAAAATGGTTTGGTCCGAAAACAGCGCTATCAAACTCGCCCAGATCGCTACGAATACTGTCTTACCGAGCAAGGCACTGATATGGCGTGGCTTATTCTGGCAATGGCGAAAATTGGCACGAAATGGAATTTATCAGGTTGGAAAAATGTGCCACTGCGTTTTGTCAATAAAGATACTGGCATGCCTGTGCGTTTAGGGTTACTGGATGAAAATACTGGCGAAGAAATAAACCTTGAGAATGTCATTCCGGTCACGCAAATGCTAAAGGAGATGCCAGAGGATTCTGATGCACATGCATGATCCACTTGTTTCAAGTATGTCCGCTTTTCGCTCAAAGCGGACCATTGCATCTCTATGCTCTGCCACCAGCTTTCAAGCGAGCATATTTAGCTTTCAAAAGCTCCGCCGGTGTCGGCCCCTTCGGAGCAACTGGTGCAGCCAACGCCCGACGAACTGGAGGAATAGGCTTCCCAGCCAGCACCCGCTTTTCCCACAGATCTAGGATGTCGCTGGCTTCACGCTCAAGCTCTTTGTGACTGAGCTGGCCATCAGTTCCGCGGCGCCGCAGCTCAAGACAGATGTGGTAATAAACCGGCTTAGGCCAAGGATATTGCTCACTGCTAGGGTAACGAAACACCAGCTTACGCCACTTCCAGTATTCAGCCATTACGTCAGCGGTGGTGATCCCCAGCACGCAGCGCCCTTCCCTGCACCACTTGATGAACTGGCCTGGCGACGGCAGGAATGGACGCTCCTGTCTCCGAACTATTCGCATGCCAGCCTCAACCTGCTCCATGCTGGTTATCCTGTTTTCTTTGAACGCCAGCACCCACTGACGGCGGATCTCGTTCACGTCTTCCTGGCTGCGATTAACCAGGCTTGCCGGGAACGCGGCCGCCAGCTGTACGAACAGCCCGTTGATAATCTGAGCCACCTGCTGCGTTTGTTCGCGTTCGGTGTACTGCTCAGGCATGTTGTGCGCTACCCGGCGAGCCTGTTCCCGGTCAAAATCGCGAATGCTCTCTGCGAGGTTTTTCATTCCAGCACCCCGTCAATCCAGTCGGTGTTATGCAGGTCGATACCGCCCCGGGATAGCTTTGCCGTTCCGGTTGCGCGCAGCCGTTTGGTGGTGAGCTGATCCCACTGCTTGCGCAGACTCGAAGGGCTCAGGATGTTGTCTTTCCAGAACTCATCCCGGTTGGCCCACTGGAACAGGTCACAGATTTCGTAGTGCGTTCGCATGTCCTGAACACGCATCAGCCTGATGGTGTTTGCCCATTCAGCCCAGTTGGGTTCAGATAGCGATGCGTTGACAGTGAGAAGCCTGTCGTAAATCCAGCGTGCGGCCTTGAGGTCGTCAGCGGATCCCCATGATTTACCTGCCGGGGTGTATATCCCGGCGGCAGCTTCTGGATGGCGAGAGAGAAACTTTTGAGTTTTCTGGTTTCGGGATTCGTCAGAATTCCGAGACGAGGATATTTTAATATTGTTCTTGTTATAGTCTTGGGTGTCTACCGTTTCCGGGAAGGTTTTTCCCGTTTTCGGTAACACTTTTCCCGATTTCGGGAAGACTTTTCCCGTTTTCGGTTTGTCTAAAATCCAGGCGGAAAGGTCAGTATTTATACCAACTGTTTTCATCACGCCCTGCTTTTGACTAAAGATAATTTTGCGTTCAGCGAGCGATTTGAGCACATCAGAAACATGCGAATCACTCAGCCCTGTAAGCTCAGCAATCACCGTGTTCGTAACGCGGTCCTGCTTCTTGTTCCAGCCGTAGGTAAGCCAGATCACCGCCTCAAAACATTGCCATTCCCGGCCTGACATTCTCAGACGAGGCTTAAGCTGTTGGATCTCGTTAGCGACCTTGGTATACCCGTTCGACAGGTCGGCCATACGACCTCCCGGTTGTTCGGTTCTGTGGGGGAAATTGATAATTTCAGCTGTGTTTGACATACTTATCTCCGCAATCGTTAGCCACTTTTGCACCTGAAAGTCGGTTCTGTTAGCGCAGACCGGCTTTCGCCTTTTCTGAATTCTTCACATTGCCCCCAGCATGGTTGTGACCATCGCCATTAACGGCGCAGTTAGGTCAGGGTCGACTCTGAACATTTCGAAAATCCCCTCGCCTAACTCCTTCAGCTTTTCCTTCTTTGGTGCATCGAGCATCAGGGCTTGCTTCGCCTCACTGACTTCTTTTTCCAACCTGGCCATGCGGTAGGCAAACGAGTCGTTTTTAACGACACGGTCGCGGTATCGAAGCGGTAAGACAGACATGATCGCGGGCACGAGTTGTTCGACGTTCTTTCGATACGAAGCGGAATCTTCTTTGTTGTCGAGCCAGCGGAACAGCTTCACGTTCCAGACATCGGCCTGGCCTGAGAAATCCACACCATTAAGTTGAAGTTCTTCCGCCGCTTCTTGGATTTGAAGCGCAACAGATACTCGCCCTTCTGATGCAGCCCAAGCCCGGACCGCAGAGCAGATATCGCGATGATCAATATCCCGCGCTGCCGATTCGCTTTGATGACACTGGAATATCAGGGGATTAGAGGAAGCTCTGCTACTCTGTTGAAATGAAACAGTTTGCATTGTTAAGGCTCCTGTTTAGGTAAACCGTCTGTGGGGTTTGGATAGAGATCTGGACGTAGTTCATGCGGAGTTACGCCTGTCATTTTGAAAATGGGAAAAATGAAATGCGGAGGTACCACCCCGTGATCACGATTCTTCCAGTGGCTTACGGACATACTTGTTACTCCAAGCGCAGTGCTTAGTTTCCTGGCAGACCCAGCAGCTCTAATTGCTTTATCAAGTGCGGACATTTTCTTCACCTTCATATTAAAAGCCAGAGTAAACCACAGATTTACAATAAATGCAAACCTTGAGTGTATTGCATGTATAAACCAAATATTTACAATGCCGATATGAGAAAAGAAGAACCCAACTTAGTACTGGTGGATCGCCTCACAGAAATCACTAACCGAGGCATCACCAAAGCAGATATGGCGCGCATAGCCGGAGTCACTCCTCAGGCCGTTAACGGCTGGTTCAAAAAAGGCGTAATTAGTAAGAAATCCGCACTTGCTATTGCAGATTCAGTAGGAGTATCGGTTGCCTGGCTTCTCGGTGAGGACGTCGGCGAAAAAAATGGCATCAAACCTGACGAACAACGATTGCTTGAGCTCTATCGCCAACTTCCTGAAGAAGAAAAGCAAAATATGCTTCGCATCTTTGCGCTTCGTCTTAAAGAACTTGATGAATTGTATGAGAAGTATATGAAAGGCCGTTTAAGAAATAATGGAGAGTGATTAACAACCTTCTATGTAGATGTCACTGATTACTCCAACACAAACAAACACTTGAATGTCATTGCTTTCAACGTTGTTGAGATATTCCGAGCAGTGAATCGCTTCATCTGAAAAATAGATTGTTTAGTGATATAATTAAGGAACTAATTATGGCTACACAGCGTACTTCTGGAGATGTGACTTTGCCTAAGTCAATTTGTTTTTTCAACCACAAGGGTGGAGTAAGTAAAACGACTACAACCTTCAATCTAGGATGGAGCATTGCAAGCAAAGGCAAGAAAGTCTTAATGGTTGATTTGGATTCTCAGTGCAACCTAAGTGGAATGGTTCTGGGTTTTGAGAAAATGGACGAAGGCCTTGAAAGCTTTTACGAGAGTCGTGAAAACTTGACGATGGGACCAATTGTCGATTACCTCATAAATGGTGGTCAACCGGAGACTTATCTTTCCCAAGATAAAGGAAAGCTAACTCCAACATTAAATGATAATCTTTTCCTTTTACCGGGGCATTTAAGCGTCTCGGATCTTGACTCGCAAATCAGTGTTTCCCTTAAGATCGCTGCAGGTATCCCTGCAACAAGAAATATTCCTGGCAACCTTCCTAAACTGTTGCAACTTGTAGCTGCGCATAATGAAGTTGATTATATTTTGTACGACCTTAGCCCGAATGTTGGCGGTTTAAATGAAGTAATGCTTATGTCTAGTGATTACTTTATTGTCCCTACTGCTCCGGACTTCTTCTGCTGGCAAGCTGTAAGTTCACTTTCGACTAATATACTGAAATGGTATCGTGAAATCCGTAATTTCAAAGAACAAAATGAATCGCATGCAAGTGCAGCCAGGTCGATTGGAAACAGTCCTAAATTCTTAGGGACGATCCAGCAAAGATATCGACCTCGTAACGGTTCTCCAGCGAAGTCCTTTGAGAAATGGATTGATAACATTAGCCAAGCCGTAGATAATATTTTGGTTCCTCAGTTAACAGAATTAAACTGTGTTATGCCAAGAGAGAAAGTACAAGAGGCGTTAACTCAGACTGAATCAGAATTAGCTGCCTATAATCTGGCCCATATTTCTGACTTCAACTCGTTGATAGCTATTAGCCAACGTTTATCAACACCTGTATTCTCGTTAACGAATCAACAAATTGCCGAAGCAGGCCAATTTGGTCATGCATTAAACACCATGCGGGAAAGCCGTGACCAATTTGCTTATCAGTTCGACAAGTTAGCCGACCGTATTCTTATTCTCACTGCATAATTTACTAACCCGGCCCAGGCCGGGTTTTTTTTACCCTGAACCGCTAAGCAAAATCCATCACTCATTTCCTCCCTCCTGAGCTCAATATCTTTTGCCTTCCTCACATCGTTATCTTCACAAAAATCGAAATGTAAACTGTAGATTTACACCCAAAACAAACTTGTGATTGACATAACTGTAAACCAGTGATTTAATCATTATCACCAAGACGCACTACAAACCACCAAGGCAGGACGCCCACGAAGTAGCCGCCGACGGCATACGAACAGTCGGATGAGGTGGAGACATTAACGCGCATCAGGTGTAAACGTTCCGCTGGCCGGCGATAAGGCAAACGAAGGTGAGAATGATTGATTTCGCACGCAAACCAGGACGGCTACAAGCCGTAAAACTTAACTTATTCGAAGTGATTCTTCGCCGCTTGTGCTACCTGCTGGCGCAAAAGGGGAATCCAGATGTGTAACTCCACGAAATGCGGGTACTGCGGCAAGCCGGTTGAACCGGAGAAAGTAGTCAAAAGTACCCTTCTCTATCGCAACGGCGCACAGCTGGCGCGCAAAGAAAAAGAATACTGCTCTGAACGTTGCGCTTCGTACGACCAGATGGCCCACGAGGCATAACGTAAAAGCCGCGCAAGGCGGCCCGTACGTCCGGTGCTCCCGACCAAAGTTACACCGGAAAACTACTTAAAAAACCAAAGTTCACCCAATGGGCGCTATCTCTGGCCCGGGGATCTTACATCCAAAAAAGAGGATCTCACATGGAATTTTTCTATGTAGTGAAGGCTACGCAGAAATCTGGCAAAGAAGACGCAGTGATTTGGTTCACTGCTAAATCAGAAGCCCGTGCAAACCTACAGCTCGATGTTGAGCTGGAAGATGCTGGTATTGAAACCGGACGCGGTAAGGATTACGCCAAACCGGTTCGCACCGATTTTCCGGTCTTCGACGACCTCCCGGAAGAAAGCACAGTGGATTACACCTGGTGCAAACGCTACAAACTTCAGGACGATGGACGTACCTGGCTACCAAAGGCTGGTGCTGAGTCGGCTGGCCCCGTGGACAAAACTGCCGCACCGGAAACGACCGTTAAAGTCGAAACTATCGACGAGAGTATCCCGCTTGAAAACCGCACTCCAGCGGTACGTTATGCCGTCCACCTGACCAGCGACAAATACCAGTCACACATCACTAAAGAGCAGCAACTGGCTGCCAGCGAAATGTCTCTGGATGAAGGCAACACCTATCTCCAGAATCTGCTGCTGGCGAAGAACGACATCCCTGAAGTTGCCGAACTCAGCCTGAACGCTGAGTGGAAAATGGTTCAGGCGATTAAGCAGGTCTTCGCGCCAGATGAAGAGCACGAAGTAAAGCTACTTACTGCTTTCATGGCCGACTGGTTGAGAGTTGATGCCGGCGACCGTAATGAGGTAGTGAGAGAATGGAGGAACGGAAAGCTTACTCTGCTCAAATCAGAAAGAACCAGCGACGCCGATTTTACAACCGATCAGGTTCCAGAACCTGAAAACGGTATTCAGATTGACGAGAATGATGACGAAACCACACGTTATCCGGTCGTTCGTATGCCATTTCGCAAGCAGCTACTCGCTCAGTTCACCGCCGACGAACTGCGCCACCACTTAACCCGCGAAGAATACGAAGGTATCAGCGCGCTGGAAATGGACACTGACAACAGCTATGTCCAGAACCTGCTGCTGGCGGCAGAAAACTGCGAAGAGGTGAAGGGTTACGATACCAAAGACCTGTGGCGCTACACCGACGCCATTCGCAAAGTGTTCAGCCAGGAGAAGCGTCACGAACTCGCTTTGGTTCTCCGATTCACCAGAATCTGGGCGGCGACTGATTACATTGACCGCGGCATTCTCGTTCGCGAATGGGCAGCCGGTAACCGCATTAGTAATGTTCAGCGCACCGATTCTGGTACCAATGCCGACGGCGGCTATGTAACGGATCGCGGCGAAGGCGCGCATCACACTCTGGACACTCTCGATCTTGAGATCGCATGCGCCCTACTGCCTATGGACTTCCACCACTTCGAAATTCCTTCGAGCGTGTTACGACGTGCCAAAGAAATCGTGGCGAAGAAAGAAGAACCATGGAAATCATGGAGCGCCATCCTGCGTAATCAGCCCGGCATACTGGCGGTTAACCGTGCGGCAATCTTCAACTTGATCCGCATCGCGCCAGATAACATCCACCACACGCCAGCGGCTCATCTTGAGTTTGTGAATAAAACCATGACGGCTGAATTTAACTCTGCTGTGAAATTACTGCCGTTGCCTACTCCTGTAGTTGAGACTGAAGCCCCAGCTGAACAACCGCAGGTTGAAAATCTCGGCAGCGGCGTGTTCTCCATCGATGGCCTGATGGGTGGAAATACCGAACCGGTCGTCAATACCTCCTCAAATGAAGTCGAAAACACGAAATACACAGCGGAGACCACCAGCGATGTGCAGATGGAAACGGCTAAGCCAGAGAAAGACGAAGATGTTGATTCGGTACAACCAGGCGAAGGCGCTTATGCAGCTAATACGCAGACAGATTCCATAGCGCCGGAAGAGCAACAGTCAGAGCCAGTAATCGAATACCCGGCCTACTTCGAACCTGGCCGCTACGAAGGTCTGCCGAATGATGTTTATCACGCAGCAAACGGCATCAGCTCAACTCAGGTGAAAGATGCCCGCGTCAGCCTGATGTACTTCAATGCGCGCCATGTAGCTAAAACTATCCCTCGCATAGCATCAAAAGTGCTGGACATGGGCAACTTGGTGCATGCCCTTGCATTGCAGCCGGAAAACCTCGAAGCAGAGTTCAGCTTAGAACCGGAGATCCCGGAGGATGCTTTCACCACCACCGCAACCCTGCGCGAGTTCATCGACGCGTACAACGCCAGCCTGCCGGCGCTGCTGAGTGCTGACGAGATTAAAGCGTTGCTTGAACAACATAACGCATCCCTTCCCGCTCCAGTGCCGCTTGGCGCGAGCTTGGAAGAAACGGCTCAAAGCTATATGGCTCTCCCAGCTGACTACCAGCGTATTGAAGAAGGCCATAAACAGACAGCAACGGCAATGAAGGCATGCATTAAAGAGTACAACGCCACCCTGCCCGTGCCGGTTAAAACCAACGGCAGCCGTGATGCGCTACTCGAGCAATTAGCGATCATCAATCCTGATTTGGTCGCACAGGAAGCGCAGAAACCGACGCCGCTGAAAGTGTCCGGCACTAAAGCAGACATGATCCAGGCAGTTAAGTCGGTTAAGCCCGATGCCATATTCGCCGACGAACTGCTGGATGCCTGGCGCGACAACCCTGGCGAAAAGATTCTGGTTACCCGCCAGCAACTGGCCACAGCGCGGGCAATTCAATCTGCACTCCTGGCGCACCCGACCGCCGGCATGCTGCTGACACATCCAAGCCGCGCCGTTGAAGTGAGTTACTTCGGCTTTGACGACGAAACAGGTTTAGAAGTGCGTGTACGCCCTGACCTTGAGATCGACCTGGACGGCGTGCGTATTGGTGCTGACCTGAAAACCATCAGCATGTGGAACGTTAAGCAGGAAAGCCTGCGCGCCAGGCTACACCGGGAAATCATTGAACGTGATTATCACCTGAGCGCGGCTATGTACTGCGAAACCGCGGCGCTGGACCAGTTCTTCTGGATTTTCGTCAACAAAGACGAGAACTATCACTGGATCGCCATCATCGAGGCATCCGCAGACCTTCTGGAACTGGGCATGCTCGAGTACCGAAAAGCAATGCGCGCTATAGCAACCGGCTTCGACACAGGGGAATGGCCAGCGCCAATCATCGACGATTACACCGACGAACTGAACGACTTCGACCTACGCCGCCTCGAAGCGCTGCGCGCTCAGGCTTAAGGGGGATTTATGCATAACACAAACGTTTCCGTTGCTGACCAGAACACCGTTATTAACTCCAACGTGGCTTTGTTCGATTCCCAGTATCTGAACGCCATTAGCACGTTCGCGCAGATCATGGCTCAGGGCAACGCGACAGTTCCCAAGCATCTTCAGGGCAATCAGGCCGATTGCATGGCCGTAGCGATGCAGGCAGCACAATGGCAGATGAATCCCTTTGCTGTAGCACAGAAGACGCACCTGATTAATGGTGTGCTCGGGTATGAAGCGCAGCTGGTTAATGCAGTCATTTCGCGCAGCGGCGTACTGGCCAGCCGTTTTGAATATGAATGGTACGGGCCATGGGAAAAGGTCGTTGGAAAATTCCATATCCGTAAAGGCGACAAAGGCGAGTACCGGGTCCCGGGCTGGACCCTGGCTGACGAAGCCGGAATCGGCATCATCATCCGCGCAACGCTTAAAGGTGAAGATCAGCCGAGAGAACTCGATTTGCTGCTGGCTCAGGCCCGTACCCGAAATTCTACTCTCTGGGCTGACGACCCACGCCAGCAGCTGGCGTACCTAGCCGTCAAGCGCTGGGCGAGACTGTTCTGCCCGGATGTGATTCTGGGCGTTTATACCTCCGATGAACTGGATGATCGCCGTGAAGAACGAGAGGTAAACCCTGCCCCAGCGCAGCACGAAAGCCTTGCAGACATTTCAGGTGACAACGTCACTACAACGCAAACGGCTCAGGAATCAGCTCAAAACATCGATGCACTTGCTGATGATTTCCGTGATCGCATCGAGGCGGCTCAGGATGTGGATAGCGCTAAAGCTCTGCGTGCAGATATTGAAACCGTGAAAGCAACGCTGGGTTCTGCCCTGTTCACTGAGCTGAAAAACAAGGCCGTGAAGCGTTATTACCTGGTTGATGCACGGAACAAAGTCGAAGCAGCCATCAATTCCTTGCCGCCTTCAGATGAACCCGATGCAGCTGCTCGGTTCGCAGAGGTAGAGCGCGTTCTTGCGTCGTCTAAACGCCATCTGGGCGACGAATTGCATGGCCAGTTCAGCATCACCCTGGCGGATATGAAACCGGAATACGTGGACTAACGAGATCGGGAGGGGAAACCCTCCCTCAAGGAGAAGAAATGCGACTGATTAATCGAGGCAGTAAGCAATCCCCTTTGGCTCGCCAGGCATGTGAAATCGCACTCGCAGCCCACCAGCAAAGATATGGTGACTATGGACGTAGCAAGATGAAAGAGACCTATACGGTGAGAGTGGAAGGCGTGAAGGTCTGGGTTGAAGTGGTTAACTGCAAGGCAAGCTACGTGGCCACAGCCATGACCGGCATGCGCCGACTTCGTTCCCTGCCCGGCCAGGCAAACTGAAACTGAAATATCAACGATTAAAGACCGGCATATCTATACTCATGCCGGTTACCTGAGGTGAACAATGTCGCAGGTAATTTACGATTCAGAATGGGGCGTTGCTTCAAAACTAAAAGAGAAGACAGGCCTTACAGATCGTCAGATTAAAAGCTATCGCCAAACCTCCTGGGTAGAAGGTGTTCATTTTAAGAGAATCCCATTGGATGGAAGCTGCTCCGAAGAGCGAGGACTTGTCTGGTACAACATCCCAAACATTAACAGGTTTGTGAAGGAGGCATAATGGCTGCAATGCCAACGGGTGTTGAGATCCACAACAATAAGATACGAATAAGTTTCAACTTTCAGGGCGTTAGATGCCGAGAAACATTGAAAGGATGGATCGTAAATGCTTCGAATCTCAAAAAAGCCGGGAATCTAAGGGCCAAAATTGTAAGCGAGATTCAGCTGGGCACTTTTGACTACCGGGGCGTGTTTCCGGAGTCAAAGGTAGCAGCAAAGTTTTATGCATCTAAAAATATTACGACGTTCGCAGAACTTGCAGCAACCTGGCACGAAAACCATAAAATCGATCTCTCCCCCAATGCCACAAGAAGCTATGGGATAGCTGTAAGAACGTTAACAAAACTAATTGGCCCAGAAACGCTGGTTGCATCTATCACCAACAGCGACATTCTGGGCTGGAGAAAGGAATTACTGACTGGCGAGACTAACTATGCTCCCGAAAAGAGGAGAAATAAAACTGGCCGCGCCGTTAGAACGGTAGATTATTATCTGGCCATCCTGCGACAAATCCTCGACTATGCTGTTAAAAATAAAATCATTTCATATCAACCATATGTCGGGATAAAAAGGCTTCGCAAAGGTCAAACAAAACCAGACCCGCTTCTGAGGCATGAGTTTGAGCAGTTGAAAGAGACTGCTCCGGCTCAGCAAAAAAACATGTGGCAATTTTTTGCTTACACCGGCGTTCGGCCCGGTGAGCTTTGCGCTCTTGCCTGGGAGGATATCGATCTTAACTCCGGCGAAGTTAACATTGCGCGCAATCTTACTCAGGAAGGATTGTTTGGACCACCTAAAACCGAAGCAGGATACCGGACGATAAAGTTACTGGAGCCGGCACTGGAGGCTTTGCGAGCTCAAAAGGAACTTACCGGGAGTGCCCCTAAGGTACCAATCACTTTTCACCACCGGGAGTTCGGTAAAACGGAAACGCAGAAACTGCACTTTGTGTTTATGCCTCGACCTCAGAAAGGCAAGCAGGCAGCCTACTATTCAGTTAGTTCTATTGTGTCACTATGGGATATTACGGTAAGACGATCGGGCATTCGCCGCAGACGCCCCTATCAGTTGCGTCATACATACGCGTGCTGGATGTTGTCGGCAGGTGCTAATCCTGCTTTTATAGCGAATCAGATGGGTCATGAAAATGCAGAGATGGTCTTCCATGTATACTCTGCGTGGATAAATGCTCTCGATAGCGATCAGGTATCATTTTTGAATCAGCGCTTTGGCGGATATGCTAATGCCCCCATAGTGCCCCTGAAGCTAAAAACAAAATAGTTAATTGCTTGATTTTCCGGTGATATTTAATGAAAAAGCTGTTTGTACAGTTTTATCTTCTGCTGTTTGTCTGCTTCCTGGTAATGACGATGCTGGTCGGGTTGGTCTATAAATTCACCGCAGAGCGCGCAGGCAGACAATCCCTGGACGACCTGATGAAAAGCTCGCTCTACCTGATGCGCAGCGAGCTGCGTGAAATTCCCCCGCATGACTGGGCACGCACCTTAAAAGAGCTGGATCTGAATCTGTCGTTTGATCTGCGCATCGAGCCGATGAAGGATTTTGATTTAGCGCCGCCCGCGATGCAGCGCCTGCGCGACGGAGACATCGTGGCGCTGGACGAAAAATACACTTTCATTCAGCGTATTCCCCGCAGCCATTATGTCCTGGCCGTTGGGCCGGTACCCTACCTCTATTACCTGCACCAGATGCGCCTGCTGGATCTCGCCCTGCTGGGCTTCATTGCCATCTCGCTCGCTTTCCCTGTTTTCATCTGGATGCGCCCGCACTGGCAGGACATGCTGAAACTGGAATCCGCCGCGCAGCGTTTTGGGGAAGGTCATTTCACTGAGCGCATACACTTCGACAGCGGCTCCAGCTTTGACCGCCTCGGTATTGCCTTTAACCAGATGGCCGATAACATCAACGCCCTGATTGCCAGTAAGAAACAGCTGATCGACGGCATTGCGCATGAACTGCGTACGCCGCTGGTACGCCTGCGGTATCGTCTGGAGATGAGCGAAAACCTGACTGATGCGGAATCCCAGGCGCTCAATCGGGATATTGGCCAGCTAGAAGCGCTGATTGAAGAGCTGCTGACCTATGCCCGCCTCGATCGGCCTCAGACAGAGTTGCACCTGAGTACGCCGGATCTCCCCGCCTGGTTACAGACGCACATTAACGATGTGCAGAGCGTTAATCCTCAGCGAAAACTGCTGACGACTATTACTCCCGGGGCGTACGGCGCGCTGGACATGCGTCTGATGGAGCGCGTGCTGGATAATCTGATGAACAACGCCATGCGCTACAGCGAAACGACGCTGCGCATAGGTTTAGATTTACAGGGGAGCCAGGCGATTCTGCATGTGGAAGACGATGGTCCCGGCATTGAGCCAGCCGAGCGTGAGAAGGTTTTCGAGCCGTTTGTGCGCCTCGACCCCAGCCGCGACCGCGCTACCGGCGGCTGTGGTCTGGGGCTGGCGATTGTCCGATCCATTGCCCAGGCGATGGGCGGCACGGTTCGCTGCGAAGCGAGCGAGCTGGGAGGGGCCCGTTTCGTCTTTAGCTGGCCGATCTATCACAACATTCCCCTTCCCGTACCTGCCTGA